AGCCTGTTATTTGAGCCCATGACAGATGTTGTGCGCAATCAGATCGTTGACGATATCAAGGCCATAGTCAATTACGATCCTCGCATAGGTGTAAACAGTATCAATCTAACAGAATTGGATTATGGTTTACAAGTAGAAATAGAACTGGTTTATCTACAAACAGATCAATCCAGTAATCTTGTAGTTCAATTTGATCGCGACAGCCAATCAATTTCAGCAGCCTAATCTGCCACTATAATATGCTCATATAAATCCTGTAATAAATACTGGATAAGCATATAATCAGGGACAGAATTTATGGCTATTACCACCCGCCAGACGAACTTACTAGTAAACCAAGACTGGAAGACCGTCTACCAGAGCTTCAAAGAAGCTGATTTCCAGAGCTACGATTTTGAAACATTACGCAAGAGTATGATTGATTACTTGCGTACTTACTATCCTGAAGATTTTAACGACTTTACAGAAAGCTCAGAATATGTTGCCCTGATTGATCTGATCGCTTTTCTGGGACAATCACTGGCTTTCCGTGCTGATCTTAACGCTCGTGAAAACTTTTTTGACACAGCAGAACGTCGTGACAGTATTCTTAAACTGGCACGCCTGATCAGCTATAATGCTAAACGCAACACCCCTGCTTCGGGACTATTGAAGATTGACAGTGTAAGCACCACTGAAAACGTCACTGACAGCAATGGCTTAAATCTAAGTAACCTAATTATAAACTGGAACGATACAACCAATACTGACTGGCGTGAACAGTTTACATCTGTATTAAATGCAGCGTTGATCAACAATCAAGTAGTGGGTAATCCAGGTAACAGTCAGAGTATTGGTGGAATACAGACTGATGAGTATAGTGTCAATTTAGTTCAGGGTATTATACCAACATACAGCTTTACATCTGCGGTTGAAGGCAATGTTACTGATTTTGATGCAGTCAGCGCCACAACCATAGATGAAGATTATATTTACGAAGCAAATCCCAACGTATCAGGACGATTTAATGTTTTATATCGCAGTGATAACCTAGGCAATGCCAGCAACAATACTGGATACTTTGTTTACTTCAAACAGGGTACACTGGGGTTTGTTGATTTTAACCTAAGTCAGAGTCTACCCAACAGAGTAGTAAGCACCAACGTGGACAATATTAACAACACTGACACTTGGTTATATGAAATTAGTCCCACTGGTGTGGCCACACGCTGGACTCAGGTACCAGCGGTTGCTGGTGTCAACGTAATCTATAATAACTCCACTGATCGTAATTTATTCCAGGTTAATACTCGTTCAAACGATCAGATTGATCTGGTGTTTGGTGATGGTAGTTTCAGTAATAAACCACAGGGCAATTTCCGCTTATACTATCGTGTAAGTAACGGACAGCGATATAAAATTACTCCTGACGAAATGCAGGGAGTCGTTATTCCATTGACTTATGTCAGTCGCAATAACCGCGTTGAAACCATTACTATCCGTGCCAGCTTACAATACACTGTGGCCAATGCTGACATCCGTGAAGTCAGTGATGATATTCGTGTCAAGGCACCACAACAGTATTATACACAAAACCGTATGATTACCGGTGAAGATTACAATCTTCTGCCCTACACTACATTCAATAGCATACTAAAAGTAAAAGCAGTCAATCGTTCCAGTTCTGGAACCAGTCGTTTCTTGGACGTTTTGGACACCACTGGAAAGTACAGCAGTACCAATATTTTTTGTTCAGACGGTTGGTTGTATCGCGAAGAAAAAATTGAGAGTTTAAACTTCTCATTCAACACGCTAAATGATGTATACAATGTATTGTATAACGTCATCACACCAGTTCTGGCTAGCACTGAAATACTTCAGTTTTATTACAGCAAGTTTCGTGATACACCTATTACCACCCCCTCTACAACCACCTGGTATCCCACCGCATCTAACACTGGTACCAGCCTTGGATACTTTGTAGTTAGTAGCACAGTTCAGGATATTGGACGCCTGGCCAACAACAACTTAAAATACATTGTTCCTGGTAGCCTAATAAAGTTTAGTGCTGGATCAGGAAATTATTTTAACGCACAAAACGTTATCACAGCGGGTACTCCAACTTACGCTGGTGATCGTGAATACATATATGCCGCCATCGTCTCTACAGATGCTGGTAATATAGTACGTCTAAATACTGATCTTCCAGTGGCTGCTGTGGTAGAAGAAATTGTTCCAGTGTTTAAAACATCAATAACTGACACTGCGTTACGTGATCAGATTGTGCAGTTAATCCAGAGTTACAAGAACTTTGGTCTGCGTTATGATCTCACCACACAATTGTGGAAAGTCATACTGCCAGCTGATCTGGATGTAACCAGCGACTTTAGTTTAACCAACACTGGTGACGCCACAGGTGCTGGACTGGACAGCAGCTGGTTACTAAGTTTTGCATACAACGGCGCCAGTTATAACTTTGCATATCGTAGCCTGGCTTACGTGTTTGAAAGTTTGGCTGAAACCAGATTCCATTATGATCCACGTTCCAAAGTATACGATAGTCGTACTGGCTTAACTGTCAGAGATAACATTAAAGTTTTAAAAATAAATCCCGGCCCCAACGGCACTGGCAGCTTGGTCCAGGACAGAACCTGGTTCATTGACAAGAGTGCCATTGACTCTGACGGTTACGAAAATACAACCAAAGTGTACATAACATTTACTGACAGTGACAGCGATGGTATACCTGACGATCCTGATCTTTTTGATGTGATTGTTGACCCAACAACTGATCCTGAAAGTAAGTATGTGTACTTTGAAGTGGTAACTGATACCAATAACTTTATAAGTTATATTCCATTGGAAAATACTCTAGTGGTATCCGATTATGCCACACTGGCTTTAATCAACACCAATAAAACCAAGTACCTAAATGGTCAGATTTTCTATGCCACAACTGATGAAAAGTTTTATATTTTAAACCATAGCAACATTGCCACACCACTGACTGAATCCACTGATTACATTGCTCGTGTGGGTCGTAGTAGTCTGTACTTCCAATACAGACACAACAGTCCCAACGATCGCCGTATTGATCCAAGTCCCAACAACATTATGGACTTGTACATCTTAACCAAACAATACAGTGCGGACTATCTGAGTTGGATTCAGGATAGCAGTAACTCAGTGACTGAACCTACACTGCCCAACAGTGAAGAACTAAAACTGACATACGGTTCTGGCAGCACCAGCTTGGAGAAACTAAAAGCATTGAGCGACACCATCGTGTACAATAGCGGTAAATTCAAGCCAATCTTTGGTTTAGATACCAATAAAGTTCCATTGGAGCTTCAGGCAATTTTTAAAGTGGTTAAAAACCCCAACGTAAACGTCAGCGACAACGACATCAAAACCAGTATTATTGCAGCTATCAATACATATTTTGACACTGCAAATTGGGATTTTGGTGAGACATTCTACTTCAGTGAACTTAGCACCTATCTACACAATACGCTGGCACCTAACATAGCCAGTATTATCATAGTACCATCCAGTACATCAATAGCGTTTGGTGGACTGATGCAGATTAATGCTAACCCTGACGAAGTTATCGTCAGCGCCGCCACTGTGGACAACGTACAGATTATTTCAGCAATTACAGCAGCACAACTAAACCAAACCTTAGCAGGATTAAACGGGTAAACCATGGCATCTATTAAAACCATTAATTTTCTACCTAGCGTATTTCGTTCAGATACCAACCAGAAGTTTCTAAATGCGACTCTGGATCAGTTGGTAACTCCACCAGACTTACGAAAAGTTAACGGATATATTGGGCGTACCAATGCTCCAACATTTAATAGCACCGATAACTATCAGCCAGAGCCCACTGCTCTAAGAACTAATTATCAGCTTGAGCCCAGTGTTGTGGTAAAAAATGCTGCTGGCAACATAGATTTTTTCAGCAGTTATATTGATTTACTAAAACAAATTGAGCACGAAGGTGGATTCATCAACAATCAGAGTCGCCTGTTTCAGAGTGAGAGTTACAGTTTTGATGGCTTGTTTGATTTTGACAAACTTGTTAACTTTAACCAGTATTACTGGCTTTCTGATGGTCCTGATGCTGTTGACGTATTTGGCACAAACGTTGATACTGAACGTGAATTTGTAATCACTCGTGATCCAGTCACTGGCACTTATAATATAAGTGGATACGGCGCCCTGGACAACCCCACGCTAAAATTAGCTTACGGCGGTGTTTATACTTTTATAGTGGACCAACCTGGTTTTCCATTCTGGATTCAGAGCTTTCCTGGAGTTAATGGTACTAGACCAAGACAGGACAATATAACCACTCGCACAGTGTTAGGTGTGGACAACAACGGTACAGATCAGGGAATTATTACTTTCCGCGTACCACAACCCACAGCACAAGACTACTATACTCGTATGCCACTGGTTGCCACTGTGGATCTGAGTACTAACCTTAGCTACAGTGCCATACAGAATCAATTATTAAGTACTATCGTTAATACCTACGGTGGTATGGATAGTGTTACCAGCCAATTACTAAACAAGACTATTATTTTTACCAATCTGGATATTGACGATTCTCTGTGGACTGAGAATGGTGTAACTGTACCAGTGGCGGATCGCCGCGATGCCTGGCGTATTAACTTAATTGACAACGGTTCTGGTGACTTTATTTTTAATCTCCAGCCCAGCACACAGATAGCCACTAACCAGAAAGCGTATGTACGTGGTGGGTTAAAATCAGGAGAAAAAACATTTTATTATGACCCTGATGCTGAAGCATTTTTACCAGTGCCAGACCTAACTGCCACAGCTACACGCCTGTACTACCAAGATGGTGTTACTGGCACAATGGTGGGCGGTATGG